AGTAAGGTAAGGAATGCATTTGGATTGTCATATTGGAGCTTAAGTGCATACCTTAAAAATAAAACAAAGGAAGCTGTTTCCTATCTTGGGGACTTTGAACTTTTAATAACAGAGTATTGTCTAAAGCAAAAAGCTGACGGCGTGATATGTGGCCACGTTCACCGCGCCGAAATCAAAACCATTAATGGCATTGAATATATGAATGATGGTGATTGGGTGGAATCAATGAGTGCATTAGTTGAGCATATGGACGGAAGATGGGAAATAGTAAATTGGCACGAACAAAAATAATCTTAATAACGGACGCCTGGGAGCCTCAGGTTAGTGGTGTTGTAACAACATACAAAAACATTATTGACAATTTGCCAGAAGGATATACTGTGGATGTTATTCATCCAGGGTTGTTTAGTTGTGTGTCAGTCCCTTTCTATAAATCTATACCATGGGCAATATGTTCTTATTCTAAAATGAAGAACATCCTCAGCTTGAGAAAGGATAACTGGAACATGGAAGGGTATGAAGTTGTGTTTCATATTGCAACAGAAGGCCCACTAGGGTTCAGGGCAAGACGAGCTCTCACGGCGCTAAATTATCAATACACATCTGCATATCATACAAAGTTTCCAGAGTTTATACATGAGATTGTAGGTCTACCAGTGTGGGTCACAAAATGGTACTTCGACTGGTTTCATAAAAATTCAAAATTAGTAATGTGTTCATCTAAGTCTAACGCAAAGGAAAACAATCAATGGAACGCTGTAGTTCTTGGTAAAGGGTACAGCAATGTCTTTACATATAAAGACAAGAAATCATCTGAAATAATTTTACTATATGTTGGTAGGGTTAGTAAAGAGAAAAATATAGACGACTTTTGCAAATTGGATATTAGCCAGTCTATAAAAATTGTTGTTGGGGATGGGCCCCATATGAAAAAGCTTCAACAAAAATATCCACTTGTAAGGTTTGTAGGATACAAGTTTGGGAAGGACCTTGCCCACTTCTACCAAATGGCGGACGTGTGTGTCTTTCCTAGTAGGGTTGATACGTTTGGTATAACTATCCTTGAGAGTATGGCATGCGGCACGCCCGTTGCTGGTTACCCTGTCACAGGCCCAGTTGATCAAATTGCTAATGGTGTTAATGGGTGGGTTGACCATGATTTGGAACATGCAGTTACTAATTGTCTAATGATAGATAGAAAACTAGTAGCACAATCTGTGCAAAACATTTCGTGGCAATCCTCAGCTAAAGAGTTTGTTGACTATATTGATAGTTGACTCTAAGCTCTTTTTGTTATATAATATGGGTTTGGCGTAGAATAGTGACATAATGAAGTTCTATACAGCTGTTGATATTAAGGGGAACAAGATTCTCCTAAGAGGATATGAAGACGGCCGGCGCGTTCAGCGTGACGTTCTTTATGAACCTTATTGCTTTCAATCTACCCTTAAAACAAATACTGGGTATAGAACACTTGAAGGTAATCCAGTTGAAAAAATTACCTTTGAATCAATGAGTGAGATGAGATCTTATCTTGACATCCACAGGGATATTCATGGCCTTAGCTTGTATGGTATGACTAATCGTAACTCATTGATCTACCCATTCATTCACGAATACTATCCTGGCGAAATACAATACGACGCTTCAGTAATGAACATTGTGTTCCTCGATATTGAGGTCGCGGCCGATGATGGGTTCCCTAATGTTCAGAATGCTGATAAAGAAGTAACTGCTATCACTATCATGGTGAAAGATAAGTACTATACTTTTGGATGTGGTGACTATACACCCTCAGACAGCTCTATACACTATTGCAAGTGTAAAAATGAGAGAGATCTGATGATGAGGTTCTTAACGCTCTGGGATTCACCTCTTGTTGACCCAGATATCATTTCTGGCTGGAACGTTGAAACATTCGATATACCTTATCTTGTAAACAGAATTGATAAAATCTTCAATGATGATGGTAAGATGTCCAAGAAACTCTCACCATGGAAAATGGTTGAGGAAAGAGAGTTTAAGTTAAGGGGTGGCCTTGTTAATAAGGTGAAAGAATTGAAGGGTGTCAGAACGCTTGACTATCTCAATCTTTATAGAAAGTTTACATACACCGATACAGAAAGCTACTCACTCAACCATATCTCTCACCTTGAGCTTGGCGAGAAGAAGATTGATTACTCTGAATATGATAGCCTCTTTGATCTTTATAAGAAAGACTTTCAGAAATTTATTGAGTATAATATCCACGACGTATCTCTTGTATATAGAATTGATAACAAGATGAAGCTGATAGACCAAGTGCTGGCTATTGCTTATGATGCTAAGGTTGATTATATAGACACACTCCGTACTGTGCGAATGTGGGATATGATTATTCACAACCATCTTATTGATAAAGGGATTGTTGTTCCAATTGATAGAGCATTTGGTGAAGCAATACAAAAGGATAACCCAATTCAGGGTGCCTATGTAAAAGACCCTAAGCCTGGAATGTTCAAAGATGTTGTGTCATTTGACTTAACATCCCTATACCCATCTCTCATTATGCAATACAACATCTCTCCTGATACGAAGGCTGGTAAGGTTGATATTACTGAGCTTGATTGTCTAGAGAATAGTGGTCAGTTTCAAATGGCAAAGGATGATGCCAAACTGAAAAACTATACACTATGTGCAAATGGTACAATGTATAGAAAGGACATTAAAGGGTTTCTTCCAGAACTCATGGAAAAGGTATTTGCTGATAGAACAAAGTATAAAAAGCTAATGCTGGAAGCAAAGCAAAAGTATGAGATATCTAAAGATCCTGAGGATGAGAAGAAATACATTCAGTATAACAATATGCAGCTGGCTAAAAAAATCCAGTTGAATTCATGTTATGGTGCGCTATCGAATGTTTACTTTAGATTCTTTGATACAGAGCTTGCCGAGGCTATTACGTTATCTGGCCAGGTGTCAATCCGTTGGATGCAGGATAAGATGAATGTGTATCTCAACAATATGTTGAAGACCAATGGTAATGATTATGTAATTGCTGCCGATACTGATTCACTGTACCTAACGTTGGAAAAGTTTACTGATAAAGTATATGGTGGCAATCGCCCTAGTGTTGAGAAGGTAGTTAGAATGCTAGACAAAGCATGTGAGGAAGTATTCCAACCATTCATTGAAAAAAGCTATGACGAGCTTGCAGAACATATGCTTGTATACAGCCAGCGCATGCAAATGAAAAGAGAGTCAATTGCCAATAAGGGTATTTGGGTTGCAAAGAAGCGGTACATTCTCAATGTATATAACGAAGAGGGTGTACATTACGAAAAGCCTAAGTTGAAGATGAAGGGTATTGAAGCAGTGAAGTCATCTACTCCATCTGTGGTCAAAGAGGGAATTAAAAACTCTCTGTATATCATCATGAATGGTACACAAGAGGATTTCATAAACTATGTTGACGAGTTTAAGAATAAATTTGAGGACATGCTATTTCAGGATGTAGCATTTCCTAGAAGTTGTAGCTTGCCAGAAACCAAGAGCAAGGCAACTGGTGAGGTTATCTATGTTAAATATAAGATAGGTGGCAAGTCTATTCCAATTCATGTGAGAGGCGCTCTTGTATACAATTACAATATAAATAAACTTGGCCTTGAGAAAAAATACCCCACTGTGAAGAATGGGGATAAGATTAAATTCTCTTACCTTAGAATGCCTAATCCAATTGGCTCCAATGTTATATCTGCGCCTGGTATGCTACCCAAAGAATTGAAGCTTGATCCTTATATTGATCATGACATGCAGTTTAACAAAACATTTATTGAGCCAATGAAGTCAATTACTGACAACATAGGCTGGAGTATTAGTAAACAACAAACCTTAGAAGATATGTTCAAATAGGAAACAATTATGGTAGACAAATATAAATTTGATTTTGGGTTTAGTGCCGTATCTGAAGAGGAGCTGAAGAAGCTGACAGGCGCAGAACAAGAAACAGAAGAGCTTTCAAAGCTTTTAGATGAGCAAGTAACAAATGCTGAGCTCTATAAGGATACTGTTGCTCAAATTGAGCAAATGATCACTCCTCTGATTAACAACTTAATGTTGAATCCAGATAAGAACTATATCTACTGGCCTAATAGAGTTGACAAAATGAAATTGTTCAAATCTCAGTTAGATAAGTTGTTCACAATGGCTAAAGATGCTTCTTGATTATCTTGTCTTAGCTGTTGCATTGATACTATCAGGTGTAGCCGCCTACTATTCAATTATAGGCTTGGCAGCAATTTTTAGTGGTGCTTTCTTTTCTATTGTCTTAATGGGATCTGCTCTAGAACTTGGCAAGTTAGTTGCTGCAAGTTGGTTATACAGGAATTGGAGTGATGCTCCTAAGCTGATTAAATATTATCTTGTCGTGGCAGTCATAATTTTAATGTTCATTACATCAATGGGCATCTTTGGTTACCTATCAAAAGCTCATTTGGAAACATCCGCTAGCATGACATCGGATGTCTCAGCAGAACTACAAACACTAAACGATACAATTGAATCTAAAACAAATACAAAGACTCTTGTTGACAGACAGATTCAAAACATTGACAATACCTTAGTTAAGTATATCGAACTTGGATCTGTAACAAAGGGCCTAGAAGAGAAAAGAAGACTAGATGGCGAACGTAAAGAGCTTGAACAAGAAAGAAAAGCTGTAGAACAAGGGTTAGTTGAACTGAAGAGCAAAAGAAATAAGCTCGAATCAGAAATTAGGAAGATTGAAGTTGAAGTTGGCCCATTAAAATATATTGCTGAGTTAATTTATGGACAAGATGCCGAAAACCATTTTGATAGCGCTGTCCGTTTGGTTATTATCATTCTTATATTGGTCTTTGACCCTCTTGCTGTCATTCTTTTGATAGCAGCTAACTATAAGTTCACTCAAAAAGATCAAAAGAAACAGTTTGATGACCGAATTAAACAGTTGAAAAAAATGAAGAAAGATAGTATAATGATCAATAAGAAATCTGTTTTCAAACTTTAAATATGGAGTAATATTATGAAAAAGAATACTACGAAGACTTCCCAGGTTGAATATGTTAAGGGCCTTCTTCTAACCCAAAAGTTTGTTACTCGAAACACTTTGATTCAAGCATTGTGGCCTCATATTAAGAATAACTATGAGCGTATTGGTGTTATAAACCTACGTATGCAGGCTCTAAGAGATGAATACGGTATGGTTATTAACGAAGATGAAATTGTTGTTAATGGTAGAACTGTTGACAAGGTGTATACATTTGTTAATCTTGCACGTCGTGCTGCCTGAGGTAAAAATATGTCTAAGTTTTTTCGTAATCTAATTAAAGAAATCCAGGATGAAGACACAACCGTAGCCGAAGATGGTTTGGGTAGTGCTGAGTATACTGGTTGTATTGATAGTGGCAGCTATGCGCTAAATGCTGTACTTAGTGGATCAATTTATGGTGGCGTTCCTAACAATAAGATAACTGCATTTGCAGGTGAGAGTGCTACTGGTAAGAGTTTTTTTGTTCTTGGTATTGTAAAGAAGTTTCTAGATAGTAATCCAGACGCCGGCGTAATTTATTACGATACAGAGGCTGCTGTAACTAGAGATATGATGAAGTCGCGTGGTATTGACACCACGCGTGTAATCCTAGCCGAGCCAGATACTATTCAAAAGTTTAGGGAACACTCATTGAAGTTTCTCGAGGCATATGGAAAGACAGATCTTGATGGTCGTCCTCCAATGATGATGGTTCTTGACTCTCTTGGCATGTTGTCCACTTCTAAAGAAATGGCCGACTCGCTTGAGGGTAAAGACACAAGGGATATGACAAAGAGTCAAGTAATTAAAGCTGCGTTTAGAGTATTGACCCTCAAGTGTGCTAAGTTTAAGGTTCCAATGTTGGTTACAAACCATGTCTATGCTGCTATTGGTTCATATGTTCCTACAAATGAAATTTCTGGTGGTACTGGCTTGAAGTATGCAGCTTCAACGATTGCTATGCTTTCAAAGAGAAAGGAAAAGGTTGACAACGAAGTTGTTGGTAATATTATTAAAGTTAAAATGTATAAGTCAAGACTCTCAAAAGAGAATGCAATGGTTGAATGTTTGCTAACTTATGATAAGGGTCTTGATCGTTATTATGGACTTTTGGACCTTGCAGAGAAGTATGGAATCTTTAAGAAAGTATCCACTCGATATGAGCTCGCCGATGGCTCAAAAGTCTTTGGCAAGAACATTCTTGAAAATCCAGAGAAGTATTATACAGAAGAAGTATTGAATGCTATTGATGGAGCTGCTAAAAAGGAGTATAGTTATGGAGCATCCGGACCCGAAGAATCATTTGAAGTGGAGTCTACTGAAGAGTAGTTTTCGCATACTAGCTGGTGCAGTATTGATTGGTGAATACGTTGTGTTGGCTGGTGTACTATTGATTGTTGCTGAATTGCTTGGTATTGCAGAAGAAGTTGTATGATAGAATTTTATGTATTGACCCATCTTGTTCAGGATGAAGAGTTTTCGAGGAAGGCTCTACCATTCTTGAAGAAGGAATACTTTTCTGACGAAGGTCATAAAATAGTATTTGAGCTTGTTAGGAACTTTGTTGAAAAATATAACAAGGTGCCTAATAAAGTTGTTATGGGTGTAGATCTTGAAGAGTTGAAAGGGCTCAATCAAACAACTTACGACTCTGCTAAAGCTTGCATCAAGCAAATAGGTTCAACACCTAAAGTTGATGAGCAATGGCTATTAGATAATACAGAGAGGTTTTGTCAAGATAAGGCAATCTATAATGCGATCATGGATTCCATTAAAATTATGGATGACCAGAAGGAGCAGCAAAGTAGAGGAACGATACCTAAACTACTTTCTGATGCTCTTGCTGTTTCTTTTGATCAACACATTGGCCATGATTTTATTGAAGATGCAGCATTGCGGTTTGACAACTATCATAAGAAAGAAAAAAGAATTCCTTTTGATATTGACTTCTTGAATAAGATCACCAAGGGTGGTTTGCCACGTAAGACATTGAATATACTTTTGGCTGGAACTGGTGTAGGAAAATCTCTTGCCATGTGCCATATGGCTGCTCATAATCTATCAGCTGGTAACAATGTTTTATACATTACTATGGAAATGGCTGAGGAGAAGATTGCCGAAAGAATTGACGCAAATCTTCTTGATGTTACATTGGATGAGCTCGCTGTGCTCACTAAAGATGCCTATAATAAGAAAATGGAAAGGCTTAAGAGTAAGACAACTGCTAAGTTGATTATTAAAGAGTATCCTACTGCTTCTGCTGGCAGTGCAAACTTTAGACACCTACTCAACGAATTAAGATTGAAAAGAAACTTCAAGCCTGATATCATTTATATTGATTATTTAAATATTTGTAGCTCATCTAGATTGAAGGCGGCCGCCAATGTTAATAGCTATACCTATGTTAAGGCTATTGCTGAAGAGTTGAGAGGGCTAGGTGTAGAATTTGATGTTCCAATTGTATCCGCTACTCAGACAAATAGAACTGGGTTCACATCCACAGATGTTGGACTTGAAGATACTTCTGAATCGTTTGGCCTCCCTGCTACTGCTGATATCATGATTGCTCTTATTGCTACAGAAGAGTTAGATAAGCTTGGCCAGATTATGGTCAAGCAATTAAAGAATCGTTATAGCGACCCAACAAAGTTCAAACGGTTTGTTGTTGGTGTAAACAAGAACAAGATGAAATTGTATGATGTTGAGCAAAGCGCTCAGAACAACATTATGGATGCTCCTGGCTCACACTATAGTACAGAATATCAATCTTCCCAAGCCCGCGAGAAATTTAAAGGGTTTGATTTCGACTAATAAATCAATAGGTTACATACCCTTCTAAATCAATAGGTTACAGCACCTTGCAATCACTGCAAGGTTTGCTGTTGTCTTTCGCGTCGGTTTGCGTATAATGGGCAGTATATGTTAAACACTATGCTTAGCCAGAAGTCAGCCCTAGCCAGGCTGTTGGCCACTGAGAACCTCAGGGTCAACTACTCTCCTAATTACCCAACTGCGTTCTTTGACCTGAAGTCACGCACGATTCATATTCCTCTGATTGGTGGTCTTGATGAAGACCTGCTCGACCTCTTTGAAGGTCACGAGGTTGGTCATGCTATCGATACACCTGGGGAAGGCTTCCATTCCGCTATTAAGGAGAATGCGGAGTATGGTGATGCGTTCAAGACGTACCTCAATGTTGTAGAAGATGTTCGCATCGAGCGGAAGATGAAGGCTCGATACCCTGGCATCAAGCGTCCTTGGATTAATGCCTATAACAAGCTCGTTGACCAGAACTTCTTTGGTGAGATGATCACCGAGCGAATCAACGATATGGCATTCATTGACCGTCTTAACATCTTTGCTAAGATTGGTTCACGTGTCTATGTTGAATTTGATTCTGATGAGAAGGCTCTTGTCGATGAGGCGTTCACTCTTGAGACCTGGGAAGATGTTGTGGCCTATGCTCAAAAGATCTTCAATCGTCAGTCTGAAGAGAATAAGAAGCAGGCTGCCAAGAGCCAACCTGACCAGAATGGTGTGAAGGAGAAGGGTGAGAGCAGCGAAGGCGCCTCGTCTGAAGATTTTGACCAAGAGGAAGATCAGGAAACTGAAGGCAATTCTATTGATGGTGATTCTGAAGAAGGCGAAGAGTCAGATTCTAATTTGGATGAAACTAGCAACAAGACAGACCCAAGCAGTGTGAAGGCTTCTGAGACGG